ACCCATCGGTCCTCCCCTCCAAGGTTTCGCACCGGCAGAAACACTTTTGGGTGATCATGTCCCCGGAGACGTAAAACCAGACGTGATTCGACCCGTGCTCCCTCCCCAAATTTTCACAATACTTGGACGACGTGGAGACGAGGAATTGGTTTTTGTGCTTAAAAATCTTCGTCACCCTCGCCGAGGCCTGGCCCTCCATCGTCGTTCGGATGAACGTCTCGAGGTGGGCGCTGAGGGCGTCGTCCTGCACCTCGTCTTTGGTCTCCGCCTTGGAGAACCCACCCTCCTTGGCGGTGGCGACGCTGATTTTGCTCGGGGGGTGCACCTTGACCGGTTCACCCTCGGCCCGCACGGCCACCTGCGCGAGTAACTCCGGGGTGACGTCCGGGGGGAGGCGAAGCATGGTCGACAGCGGTTTCCGCGTCCACCTGAACACGGGGAGGTAGGGACCCTCGACGAGGCCTTTGGCCTTCTTGTAAGACCACGGCATGCGAAAGCCGCTCCCCTTGGCCCCTGTTCTCGGGTCGCCATACACGCTGTTGTCCACGACGGCGCCCCAGTTCACCCCGGGCTTCGCCGTGTGAAGGGCGATGAGGATGTGTTCTCTGAGGGCGCACGCGCTCGCTTGGTCGACGAGAAACCCAGGCCAGTTGAGGTGTATCCCGGTCTTCACCAGTTCCCCCGCGGGTTTGGGTTCGGCGACGGAGACGATGCAGTCCCCACCCCCGAGATTGCCCACCTTGGCGCAAATCACCCGACACACCGTCTCGATCTCCTCCACCGTGAGCGCCTCCTCCGCCTTGTAATCGAGATCGGCGAAAAAGTTATACGCCGGTTGTGTCTTTTGCTCGACGACGAACACCTTCTCCCCGGCGTTCACGGCGTCGCAATACACCTTATAAAACTCAGGAATCTTGTCACACGGGATGCTCAGACATCCGCCGTCCATGAGCACGTGTGAGAGGTTTCTGGAGTTTGTGAAATCATTCTTGCTCGCCCACCGCCTCAGCATTATTGTCTCTCTTGTAGTAATCTCGCATGTCTTTTTTAAACCAGTGGTGGGGGTGGACGTCCGGGAGGTCCTCCTCCTCGGCGATGTCTTTTTTCACCACCAACAGTTCGTAGACCGTTTTTTCGCCGAGGGTGGCGACGAAGGCGTCCCCGTCCCTCCCCTTGGCGTCGACGATTTCTTTGATTTGGTTGAGAATGAACTTTTTAGATTTCATCTTCCACACTACTTAATTACAAATGTTTTTCTAGGCGCAGATAAACACGCGTAGAATTCCGGGTTCTTTATGACGTTGGTGACGATGCGCTCCCACTTTTTCGGTCGCGCCTTGAATTCCTCCAAGGTGTCCCACGACATGAAATCGTTCTCGTCGAACACCCTCTTGATGGGTTGCTTTTGCAGTTTTTTCACCTGCGTCTTCGCCTTTTCGTCCATGAATTTCTTCACCGTCTGCGCCCGCTGGGCCTTTGTGAAATTCACGAAGAACACGAAGACGTTGTACACCAACTCCACCGTCGGTGATTCCTTGACCGTGAACACGTAGGACGTGTACTCCCCGGACTTGAGGGAGACCACCCCCCGGGTCTCCTCCTCTAACTCCCTGAGGGCCGTGCGCAAGGGGCAATTCACCTCCCTGCGCCGTGACCCACCGGCGACGAACCCCCAATCCTTCCATCGCCGGTCGCGAATCGTGAGAAACACCGGCCTGTCCTCCGCGAGACACACCGGGATTGCGATAGCCTTATGTTTTTTCATTTTTCATCTGTCGGTGGACGCGAATCCTAATATCAGCGGATTTAATTTTCTTCGGTGATCTCCTTCACTTCCTCGGCCTCCTCGGGTTCTTCTCTTTCCTGTGGGGGCATCTCCATCATCATCGATGGCCTGGGTTCGCTCATTTGCATGAGGTGCATCGACACGTTCTTCAACTGCTCGACGTCATCCTTCGCCCTGGTGAGTTCTTTAAAAAGATAAATCGTCACCGCGAGGCACACGACGACGCCGAAAGTTGTCAACAGATTTTTGTCCATGGAAATCATTTCTAAATTAACATGTGCCTTTTCTTTTTAAGCAATCATCGCACCCATGGTTGCCCTGGGATTTTTGGCACACTGATAATCTTGGCCGAATTGCACCGCCTGGAGGTGGTCGTGCTTGCACTGCGGGTCTCGGGACGGGCCTTGGGCGGCGGACGGGGCGTTCACGAAGCGTTCGAGCGTGCGCGATTTCGGGTCGTACGTCAAAACGAAAACGATCACTAAAAGAATCACTGAGGTCCAAAACGTAGACATGTTTCTATTATAAAACGCTATGATTTAATTCTTAGTTGGCCCACTTGAGGGCGCCCATACCGTTGGAGATGGTGAGGCAGTTCACGCTTTGCGCGTAGATGGTGTCGTTGGAGGTGGAGGTCTCGTTGACGAGGCGCGCGCTGTCGAGGCGGGAGAAGTTCACCGTGCCCGTGACTTGGGTCTTCGAGGTGTCGAGGCAGAACGGGATGAGGAGGAGGTCGTCCTCGTCGGAGTTCAAGTCCGCGTTGGAGGTGTGGTAGTACAACGGGACCAAGGTAAAGTTCGGGCGAGACAACTTGTAATCCGAGATGTCGACGCCGTTCATTTGCATCTTGATGCGGTTCGTCGCGGTGAGCACGTTGACCGCGGACGCGCCCGAGGCCGTCGGGGCCGCAGCCAAGAACTTGATCGGGTGGTTGAACCCGCTGAGTTCGTGAATCTTGGCGTTGGAGGCGATGCTCTTCTGCACCGTCGGGATGACGAGGTTGATTTCCTTGGAGGCGAACATCTCGCGCTCGGCGGCGTCGAGGGTGATGAAATTGGCGTAGCACTCCCACTTGGAACCCCCGGCGAGGGCGCCCCAGGTGATGCGGAGTTCGACGTCGTGGTAAGAGAGGGCGACCAACGGAATGCAGTGTTGGTAGGACTCACAGTTGAAGAAGCGGAGGGGGTAGAAGGTGTTCGCCCCGGAGAGGCCGGCGAGGCGAGACTTGCTGAGGTTGGAAGCCATCAACTTGGGGGCGATCTTCGTCGTCCACACGGCGTCTTGCTCATCGATGACCTGCCCACCGACGAGAATCTCAACCTTATCGATGACCGTCGTCCAATCGGTGATGGAGGTGTTCGCCTGAGGCGTGCCACTTCCCACGATCGGGGTGAGGTAGATGTAGGAAAGCAAATCACCCTTTCGCTCGAATCGGACCGTCGACATGCCGTTGCCGGTGACTCGACCTTGGATCACCTGACGCTCAACCTGTTGGGCGAAATGCGTCGAGCGTCGAAAGTTGCTTCGAAAATACGAAATTTCGGGTTGGCCCGTGATCAGGGCATCTTGGGCGCCGTAGGCGAGCAACATCGTCTGTCCAGACATGGGTGTTAATTATACTATTACTCTGAGATTTTATCCACAATGATATGTCACGCCCACGAAAGCGGCGGTGTGCACCGCGTTGTGCCTGGTGGTGATTTGACCCTCGGCGTCGAGGTACCGAAGTTTGTACGCAGGCTCCGTGTCCCCCCACGGCACGTCCTCCCATTGCAACTGCCCGTGCTCATCGAGGACGTTCACCCACTCGTCACGCACCTCTGAGAGATAGTCCTCCGGTCTCACCGGTTCCACCTTTGTTTCGTTCACCACGTTCTTGTAGACGGTGCGCGTGCGTTCCACCGCACCGGGGGTCTCCGAAGGAACCTCGTCGGTCAAGATGTTGAAATAGCCATGCACGTACGTGTTTTGTTCTTCATCACCGAGGTCCGACCACACCTCCGGGCTGATTTCAATCACCTGTGTGTACGTGAACGTGTTGCTGTCGTAGAGTGCCTGCTCATCCACCGGGAGGGCGTTGTACACCTCCTCAGAGACGGTGTTCACCTGGGTCTTCGAGTACAACTCGAGGTCGTGGTCCGGTGGCACGAACACGTTGGACTGCTCGTCCACGTGGCCGTGGACCTCGACGTGGCGGTCCTTCGTGTAGTACGTTTCCTCCTGGGTGCGGTCGTACGCGTTGGAGGTAGCGTCTTCCAATTGGTACCAGTACGTGATGTTGGAGAGTTCCTTGAGGATGCGTTGCACCGGGATGTCCGGTGGGTTAAAGTCGCAATCCATCGTAATCTTGGCCACG